GTCCAGGTGATCTCATAAGTTCGGTCGCCGTCCTCGTCAGATTTCAGGGTTGTGACTTCCAGCAGGTCATCAATATTCAGCCTGTCAACTTCGTCAGGGGTGTAGTAACGGGTTTCAGTTGCAGCGTAGAACCGGCGTCTGCAAATGTTATCTATCGCCCTGGACGTGGCGGTAATAACCAGGTTCAGGTTGTCATCGTCCTTGATGTCCCCTGTGTCCCCATCGAAAAACCGCTGTTTATAGGTCGGTAAATCCGTGTATCCGTTTGTTATTGAAGTCGCCATTTTATATTTCCACTAATTCACTCATCAGATTACAGAACTCGACCGGGTCAAACTGCTCCCCAATGAACCGCTTGCGCCATTGTTTAGGTTCCCGGTTGCAGGCATCCTTGATGATCCGCCCAAGTTTGTCGTTGTTATCCACGTCAAACGGGAAGCGCATATATTTCTCATATTTCTCGATGCTCACCGATTCCATGCGCTCATACGTTTTTATATCGGGCTCCCTGGATGGTGTCATCTGGTTCATCATTATTGTGGGTTTACCCCGCGCCACAGCCATATAAGCCATTGTCCCGTTCGAGATCACCAGATCGGCATTGTCAATGTCGGCGTACGTATTATCGGTCCTGCCCTGGTGGATCTCGATACCAGGCACATCCCACAACCCATTGGCTTCCAGGGTTCCGATATGTCTGACTGTCAATTCAACGTCATCCAGTTCCAGCAGCCGCTCGAACGTTTTAGTATTAGTCGCCCGGTCCTCGTCAAACATGAACAAGTGACCAAGTATCGGATGAATAGGCGCAAACAATATTCGTTTGCCTTCAGTCGCTTTCCAGGGCAAAATATCGCACAGGAACCATCCAATAACGTGAGTGGGGATCGGATACTCATAACGCCTCAACACTTCGGCGTGTCCTTTGGAGGTCACAAAGTTCATGCTAACCATTGTGTTAGGTTTGTGGATACCGTCCCAGCACAGCAGCGGAGCCGCCCCATGTGGATAAATGAACACGGGTTTTCCCGCTTTGTGGAACTTCCTCACAAATCCCCCGTGACCGTATTCATCAATATCGTGGTCTATCAGGAGCGCATCGCCCACCTTGTCTTTTGCATCAACCACCGGGAACTTGCCGCCTTTCAACGCTTTCACAAGCGGCATCGCTTTTTTCTGGTGATGTCTGACGGATATAACGGGCATTGCACTCCGAAATGAGCCCATTGCTGGATACCTGCGTTCATACAATCGGTCGCAAATGGCATATCCGGGACCGGGTTGTCGCCATTGGCTCGCCTGAAGTCGATCTGCTCTAACACTTCGCGCCTGATTAGGGTAAACCCGTTACCGCATCCACTGACCTCGACTACCTGCCTTTTTATTGCATCAGTCAGTAGATTTTGAAATATAGACAATGACATATCTGGGGCCGGAGCTCTCACCATCCTGAAGGCGTTGACCATGTTCCGGCTGCCCCTGAATAGATAGATCCCATAAGCAACCGGGACATTCAGGTTCCACAGCTTTTGTAACCCGTCCACAGGCGCGATGATGTCGTGCTCGACTGTTAATAGTGCGTCGTATCCGTCATCAAGCACCCTACGTCTTACGGTCTGGTAGTGGTCCAGAACGTTCTCATAATTCGGCGGCGGGTACTTGCTTGTACTGTCGATCTCCTTGTCGAGAAATCCATCAAACTCAATCGCCTTAATGGACTTCCGAGTTTCCGGTTTGATTTGCTCCCGGTCATTGATTTTGTATGTTGGGCAATACAGCAATACTCGTGGTCTCATTTCTCGATGATTCCTATACCCCAATTTCTCGGTCGGGTAATGCACTCCATAATCTTCCCGGTGAACATCTTCGCGGCTGTCATTTCACGCCACCAGCTCCCAACGGCGATGTTGTGTTTGTTTTCTTCCAGGGCGGCGATGTCGTGAAACGCCATCAGCCCGCCTTTTCTGAGCATCGGATAGTAGTTGTTGTAGTCCGAGTGCTAATACCCTATTCGCCCGGTGTTCTTTGTTGTTGGGTATCATGTCTACCGAGACAATCACCGTTCCAGGCTCAGATTTTTGGATCCAATGCCAGAGCGTTCCGCCGTACAGGCTGCCTATCTCCAGTACCTTCTTGGGTCTCAGCTTCCTGTATAGCAGCAAAATTGCCTCAAGCTCTTGTGGGTCTTGCAACACCTTAACTGGACAGCAGATCATATTTCAAACCTCCCTGCGCTTATTCTTTGCAGTTTCATAATTTTGTAATCAACCCAATTCACGCTTTGTGCTCTGCGGTATGCCTCGCTGATATAGTAATAGTCACCATCGTAGGACTCTGTAAAGCTCTTAACGGAACTCAGGAACAGGTCTTTTCTCAGCACCACGCAACCAATGTCTATATGTCCGTGGACTGGTTTTCTTTGCCAGTATTCATTCTCAGGGAAACTTCTTTGGTCACTTCTCAACCGATTGATTCGGCATATTAACAAATCATGTTGACTGGCGGCTCCGTTCTGCATAGCCATAACTGCACCATGAAACATAACGTTGTCATCGTCCAGAACATAAACGTAATCGCCGTTGAGGTCAGACCAGTCGCGTTTTGCCATCATTCCGTTTGCCCAGGCAACACCCCTGCCGATCTTGTCCTCAATGATGACGTGCTCAAAGTCCTGGGGGTGAGTGGCGTACTGGAACGCCTCAGCCTGAAGTACCTCACTACCTGCACGGTAATTAGCCAGGATACCGACCTGACCATTTCCTGCGTACAGCTCTACCAGTCGGCGCACTCTCAGGGAGCGGTTACGCACCCATGCGAACAGAGCGAAGTTGCCGAATAGCATACTTTTAGCACTTGTGGTGATCGTAGCCGCGTCCTCGGTCCCGAACACCGGATAACCCAGGTTCAAGTCCTCGCCGCCAACGGTTATCGCGCTTGCGGGTGGAGCAGCAAACTGGAACTGGTTTCCAGTCAAGCCACGTAGATAAGCGATGGTCTCGCGCGCCATTATGATCACAGCACCAGGTCGATACGCCATTTTCAGGTATCCCATCAACTCAGGAACTTCGGTAACACCAATAGCAGACGCGCTATCCAGGGTCAGCGCCGCAGTCCCACCCACGAACACGCCCTGGGGCTGGGCCGTACCTGTACCAATCTGAACATAGTAGTTATCGGTGATGCCCCACGCACGACCAAGCGCCGAGGTGAGGAACGCATCAAGCCCGCTGTTGTAGTCCTCTAACAACTCCTCAGAAACCTTGATGAGTTTCTTAAAGTTATAAAGAGTGATGTCAGCCTGCCCAAATGTCGGTTCATTTTCAGCACCCGAGATCGCCCCTTCCTCGGCAACTATCGTGAACTTGGTCAGCGCAGTCCCTTCGGTCGGGATGTTGAACACGTCCCGATCAGTCGTGAATTGTGATGCTCCCACCTTGGGGAGTAGGGCAACCTCGTCGCGCTTTTCGATGATGCGCCCGAGTTCACCAGCGGGAACCAGATACCCGCCCTCGTCGGTTGCGCCTTCCTGCAAAGCCGCCTTGTATGTCCCGCCTCTCCCGTCTGGCAGTTCGGCTTTGACAGTGTGCTCTTTGATCTTCCCTTTTCCGGTTCGGACCCAGTTGTAGAAGTCCTCAGATGGATCGGGGTCAGGGGTCGGTTCTTTTACCTCTTCCTCGCCCTCTTCTTTTTCTTTAACTTTCTCAGTCATCTTATTAGGCTCCTTGCCTTTACTTTTGTTGGATAAATTCTCATCTTCCTCTACCTCAGCTTCGTCATCTAAGCCATCACTAGGCTTCAACTCCGCATCCGGTAAAAGTTCGTTGAGTTCTAACGCTTTTAATGCGCTAATCACATTCTCGGTCAGCATACGTGGCTCCATTGGCGATACTGTTAGCGTATCCCTCTTCAACGGCCACTTTGCTATTTTCCCGTCCTCGTCTCTCTCGATACCGTCCGGGTCAGCTTCGCTCGAATTACCTATAAGCCCTTTCTTGATCAGCTTCTCCAGGTACTTTACATATTTATTCCGTCTATCCAGGACACGCTCGACCCACACGCCCAGGTCAGTCCATTTGGCTGTTTTCCAATCAACGTATCCCAGGATGTCTCTAGGACCTGGTCCCTCGTCTTCGGGCTGTTGTCCATGCTCCCAATCAACCTCAAGTTGACCGGCTTTGGTTGCCTCGCTCTCAATATCTGTGTCTTTGGTGAAGTACTCCCCCAATGACCCGTCAGGGTTGACGGAAGGCGACATAATGCCCTCGAGGTCACGTCCACCAAATAATATGATGTGGTTTGCGACTCGTAGGTCGTTGTCTGTTTCTGATACAAACTTTAGAGCGTTACTCCTGGCTTTCAATGCCTTTATTACCGCAACCCATTCTTTATCTTCTTCAACCTGAATCCAATCGGTTTTATCTGAAAATGTGATTTCTTCCCCATCTTTCGTGTATGGAATGAGGAAGTAGTCTCCGCCTACGTTCACAATAATATGATCTTCGTAGGTCTCCACAATCCAAGAATCTTGCTCAACCTCAACAGGTGTGAATGGATTAATCTCTCTCCAGGCATCCCGAATAAGATTCTGTAACTTTTCAATACTCGTGTTTTCTTCTGGCATATCGTTCTCCGATCTAAAATTTTCCCA